CCGTGATGTTGTATGGGATCTTTGAGACGTTCGATACGCCACTGAAAGTAGATTTGTACGATCCTGCCATACCAGAATACAGTACGCTTCCAGATCGAAGGTACGATCTAGTGGTGTGCACCGATGTTCTGGAGCACGTATTGGAGTCTGAAGTACCAGACACCCTCTACAACATAATAAAAAGATCACGTAAACTCGTGTACCTAAATATAAGTACTATTCCGGCAACTAAGACTTTCCCGAATGGTACAAACCTGCATCTTACCATCAAACCAAAAAAGTGGTGGTTAGCAAGAATTAAAGAATGCGAAGAAAGATATGTGAGAGAATCTAACGCGCATGTATGTGTTGCTGTATATTTTGACGACGAACGGTGAATAAATTATGCCAGAGAATCCTAAGATTAAGGTAAGGGTAGATGATCCTTACAAAGAATACGAGAAAATTCCTTTACAAGAAACGCCTCTTGTCATAGACTGGAAAGGTAAGATCGGATACGGCGATATCATATCGCCTATCTGCTATGCCTTCAACATGGCAGAGAAGAATGCGACAGATGTTGTGCTAAATTTCCACTGGGAGACGGAAGGGCCGGTCAAGTACAAGGAGCAGGACAGCGAAACAATAATCGATTGGTGCAATTACATTGTCAATCACACGATGAAACCAATCTTCTGGGACGTTAAAGTTAACCACATATGGAATAGCAAACTTCCCTACAACCATTCCAACTACGATGACTTGAAAATGAGTCTTCACAATCTTAGATTCAGCAACTTTGGAATGCACGATCATCAAAACGATCATAGCAGATTCAAAGAGCTGGTGTTCGTGACAACCACTAAGCACAATCAATCGATCGAAGAATACGATAAGAGAAAGACATGGAAAGATCCTCTTGGCGGAACGCCAGGAGGGCATGCATGGCCTCGTGTGGCAGATCTTTGTGCTAAGAGAGGTTGGAAGATCCATCATATTCATTATGAGACACCAATCAATCAGTGTGTTAAAAAGATAATGGGCGCCAGAGCTGTAATAGGATACCACGGAGCCCATATGTGGCTAGCGCGATGGTTAGGAAAGCCAATGATCATCTTTTCAAAAGGCAATATAACACCTAAAGCGTTTCCGTGGGCAGTTAGATATGAGTACTGGACGGATTTTGTTCCCGATACAATCGAAGAGCAAATCCAGTTATCAGTACAAAAACGAGAGGAAACAATCAATGAACTTCAGTACTACCTTACCAATTCAAATATTCATAGGCTACGATCCCAGCGAACATGAGGCATACGAAGTATGCAAAGCTAGCATTAGGGAAGCGCGCATGCGCGATCCTTGGTCTTTGTTTGGTGATAATGATCTGATTGTTAATCGTCTCTACACGAAGGGCATCCATGGGTGGTATCGTGAAAGGGAAGAACACCAGTCAACAGATTTCACTTACACACGGTTCTTGGTTCCTTACTTGTGTGGATACGAAGGTATCTCTATCTTCTGCGACTGCGACTTTGTTTTTCTAGCTGATCCCGAAGAGCTTGTTGACAAATACTTCGATTCCAAGTATGCTGTACAGGTAGTGAAACATCCACCATATGTTCCTAGATCGCAAGTTAAAATGGACGGCAAGACACAACATACGATGCCTAGAAAAAATTGGGCATCGTTAATTATGTTCAACAACGAGCATCCTAAGAACAAACAGTTGACGTTTGAGTACGTAAACGAACACATGCCGGGCCGCGATTTGCATCAGTTCAAATGGTTGGATGATGAAGACATTGGAGCGCTACCATTGGAATGGAATTGTTTGGATGATTACTACTTGCTAGAGAATCCAAAAGCTATTCACTATACAGATGGTGGTCCATGGTTTGAGAATTATAAACAGACAATGTACAGCGATAAGTGGTACGAGGTAAAGGAATGGATGCAAAGACATGACACGAATGAAGAATGAAATAACAAATGTGATAAGCTGGTATGGCCAAGAGGACCATCTTATCAACCAGTGTAACTTCTATTCCGCAATGGCGGAGAAATATAACTGTAGGCCCTCAGTAGTAATAGTGAACGATGGCCACGAGGCTGGTCGTTTGTTCTTCAGAGAAATGATCTCTACGTATCGCGATAGTTTTGATCTTGTAGGGATCGATGTGATGGTAGATGCAGGATTCAATTCCCACACTTGTAGAAACGTTGGGGTGAAAGTTGCCAAGACGGACTGGGTATGGTTGATTGATGTGGACTGCTACGAGCGCGAATCTATCTTCCACTATGCCAGATTCGAAGCTGATCTTAGAGACGATATGTACTACGTGCCAAAGGCAGACATGGACGTTCCGGAAGACATGACGAACTATGAGCTGTTGGATCCTAAAGGGATTATCAAGTATCTGACTCATCCGAACAGTTGGATAATGACACGCGAATGTTTTTGGTCTACAGGAGGATACGATTTAGAGTTTCAAGGAGTAAGACAAGGTGATGCTGAGTTCTACGTTTCCATTGGTCGACCTGGTTACAAGAAGTGGGACTACGACTTACTTCATCCCAAGCATGACATTGTAGTAAAAACACCAAAGAGAGATCCTTGGTACATTAGACAGGAACGCGAAAAGCAATCCCAAGCAAGAGAAATTATTGAGCACGTACGAACAAGAAACCTGAACCCTTACCGTAGGTACAGGAAACGAATTAACAACCTACCATGGGAGTTCGTGTGAGCCAAATAGAATTAAAGGTTTTAAGTGCTACAACTTTTGCGCAAGCCATTGATGACATAGTGCGATCATCTAACTACACGATTACACACCTGGAAGCTATACAGGAGTTTCTTGAGCGTAACGAAGAGGTGGAGCCTGAGACTATTGCTTCATTGATTCAACGAAACCAAAGGTTGAAATCTATCATCTACGAAAATGCAGAGCAGTTGAACTTAGTAGAGAAAGTTAGTAAGCTACCCTTTTAAGGAATTGTTATGAGCGTAGCCCTGAGTTACAGAGGCAAGATATACACAGTGGAACCGTTTGACGTATACAAGAAGTACCTAGCGCTGAAGCAACACTTCACGAAAGACAGCTATGACTACTTCAAGTACAACGGCAAGATTCGAGCCAACGAAACATCATTCCAGACGAGACGAGACAAGTACTTCTTCTACAAGCTGTCCAAACAGAAGAACGTCGAAGAGTTTCTTGTCGCTAACTTTGTCGACGGTGATAATGATTTTTGGATCGGAGAGATGAGGGACGAAAAGGTTCAGAAAGTTTACGACGACTTCAGACGTCGTCAGCAATCGTTAACCTATACGTTCAAAGAAGACCTCGGCAAGATGAAGGAAGACTTCAACGAGAACATTATTGTTCCTCCAAACGGTCATCCTTACCTTCTGAGATTATACTTGAGAAAAGATATTTGTATTGAGACGTTGACTTTAATCGATATGTTGTGTAAAATGTTTCCGTACTGGGACAAAAAGATGCACGACGATGTCATTTGGCCAACTGTCAAAATGAAGGTACTCAAGTATCGACCCTTTATGTCGGTTGACATAAATAAGTACAGACAGATCCTTCTGTCTAAATTTAATACAACGCTATAGAACGTTATACAACGCATACGGAGGAAATATGACTAGTTCTTTTCAAGCGCTTAAGCGCAATCGTACCCAAGGCTTCGAGAAACTCACTTCTGAGCTCAACAAGCTATCCAACAACCAAGCAACTCAAGGCGGACCTGACGATCGCTTCTGGAAACCAGAGGTAGATAAGTCTGGAAACGGCTATGCTGTTATTCGCTTTCTACCTGAACCAGAAGGGGAGGATGTACCTTTTGTTCGTGTCTGGGATCATGGATTCCAAGGACCAGGCGGATGGTATATTGAAAACTCGCTGACCACTCTAGGTCAGAAAGATCCTGTTTCAGAATACAATTCCATGTTATGGAACAGCGGTGTCGAGTCGAACAAAGAGAAGGCACGCAAGCAAAAGCGTCGTCTGAGCTTTGTCTCAAACATCTATGTTGTTAAGGACCCCGCTAACCCTGCCAACGAAGGCAAGGTATTCCTTTACAAGTATGGTAAGAAGATCTTCGACAAACTCAACGAAGCAATGAATCCTCAGTTCGAGGACGAGCGTCCAGTGAATCCGTTCGATCTTTGGGAAGGTGCAGACTTTAAACTAAAGATTCGTAACGTAGAAGGGTACCGCAACTATGACAAGTCTGAACTAGACGTTCCTGCTCCTCTACTAGACGACGATCAGCAGTTAGAAGCGGTTTGGAAGTCTCAACACTCTCTAGCAGAGTTTGTTGATCCTAAGAACTTTAAGACTTATGAAGAGCTGCAAAGCAAGCTCAATCGGGTACTAGGGTTAGACGGATCAGTCGCTCCTAACACTACTGCAGCTGATATTGAAGAGGCTCCGGCTCCTTCGTTCCGCGAGAAGATGTCTTCGAGTGCTCCTATGAGCTCTGTATCAGCTGATGTTGATATGGATGACGATGATGAGTCGATCGACTTCTTCAGACGGTTGGCTCAGGACGACTAAGCAACACCAGGTAGAATTCTAGATCTACCACCTAGTGAGTCACGTTCACCGGTATAGATGACGCCGGTGGACGTGCTACTATTAATGTTTTGAACGTTAGTCGCTTGCATTGGAGCATTAATGTTAGCGCCTCCACTGCTTGCAGCTTGAGCGGTTTCTGTTGCCTGTTGTGTCTCAGTGCTAGCTTCGGCCATTGTCTGACCTGTTTGCTGCTGAGCGCCTCCTTCTTCCATTGCAACTGGAGCTGCCACCTCAAAAGTACCAGGACTCACTTGACTTGGCGTGGCGCCAAGAGCAGCCATTGCAGCTGTCACATCTTGTTCGGTATATCCTAGTCCTTCAAAATCATTCGCTTTGAGAGGTACTCTTCTCTTAGCTCTACCTGTTCCCTTAACGATCGTTACAACACCATCCTTGATCTTGGCATCCTTGCTTTGAATGATCGTTACAACTTCACGAACAGGGTCGACCTTAGTTCCGTCAGACTCTGGTAGGTCGGTACTAGGACCAGCGTTTGTTTCTTCTCTAGTAGCTGGTTGGCCACGACCACGACGACGGTTGTTTGTCGCTTGCCGAGTTGTTTGTTGTTGGCTTTCTTGTAATCTCTCGACCTCTTGTGGAGGTATATCTACAGGCGCTGTTTGTTGAGCCGCTTCCTCAGCTGCTACCTCTTCGGCGGGTTGATCGCCATTTCGAGCACGCTCTCTGTCCTGACGTTCTTGTTCACGTTGAGCCATCCTTTCGCGAGCACTATCCCCAAACTCCACTCTAGTAGATCTGAGACCTTCTGCGGCACTATCGCTAAACTTACTAACTATATCAGCAAAGAATTCAATAACGCCGTTGATCATATCAGCCATGCCTGCTATGATTCTATCGCCACCGTCAGCAATATAAGACAATCCATCTTTAATGTATCCAATTGGATCAGTCAAAAATTCTAGCACACCATTCACGACCGCCATCACAGCACTAAAAGCTTCACCTACAGCCTCAGCAAGGAATGGAAGGATGGGCGATACAAACTCAATTATGTTGGTAAATATTTCTACCAACAAACCAAACGTTTTAAGAAGTGGTGGAACTACTGTCTCTATTATGACTTTAAGAACAGGGGCCAACGCTTCAACAATAAGTACAAACATATCAACCAGTTTACCCATAACGTCAAACACTATAGGCATAATGGTTTCAAATAGCATCTCTAGTATGGGTGCAAGAGCTTTGACAATACGATCAAATCCATCTTTGAGTTTCTCAAAAAGATCTCCAGCACCGCCAGCAAGGATTCCTCCTACAACTAGGCCAGCAGCTGCAAACAACAAGACCATCTTGTTTAAGAATCCCTTCAGCGACTTAAATATCTTCGCGAATGGACCTTTTTGCTCTTTACCTGTGTCTGTGCCTGAGGCGCCATCGTTAGGATCATTTGGATCGTCGACAGGTCCTTCCAAAGGACGATCTTCTTGAGCATCAAGCAGCCTCTCTACGCTAGAGGCAGTACGAGCTGTGTTATCATCTATTCTATCAAGAACATCAAGCAATCGTTCAGCGGGGCTTTGATCGGGTTCTTGACCCTCGCCCTCAACAGGAACAACTTCTATTTGATCAGGAATAGCGGGTAGCGTATTTTGCTCTTGTACCGGTACAATGTCTTGTCGAGGTTGTGATTGTTGTACTGGTACAATTTGTTGACCGGGACCTTGCTCCCGATTGGCATCATCTCCTCTTCCACCTCTTCCACCATCATCAACTACAGTGTATTCTGCATCGATGATATCTTCTCTACGACCTCTTTCACGTCTGTTGTTGTCGAATGAAGATACTAGCGTTGAACCAACTTCAGCTGCTGCACCTCTAACGAGACCAGTAGCTGCCGCTCTACCTGCTCCAGCAATGCCAGCAACGAGACTGCCGCCTACTCTCGTTGCGGCCGCCGCCGCACCTCGAGCTGCGATTCCGCCTGCTGCTGCTAAAACAGGTAGCATCTATTAGTCCTTGCTTTTCGTGTATGCTTGTGTACCGAAGAACGCAGCCACCAAAGCTGCAACCGATACAAAGTATGTAGGAGCCATATCGCCTAGGATATCGCTTGCCTTATCAAGACCAACTGCATCTGCCAACACAACAGCAAATGGATAAAGTAACATACCAAATAAAGCAAACCACGTCATATTACGCTGAGCGTCTCTCATAGCATCTTGATCTTCAAGTTCTTTACGTTTAAATTCTAAGTGCATGTCCAACTCTTGCTTAGAGATGTGTCCATCTCCGTTAGCGTCTGCACTTTCTAATCCTTCTACGGTTAGACTTTTTTTGACTTCTTCTGTCATGTAGTTATCCTCTCTTTAATCTACTCGCCCGCTCCTGCTGGCGTTGTTTTTCTTTTTCGAGATAATCCACAAGTAGCGAAACATATATGTCGCGCTCATAAGGCATCAAATTTTCTATCTCCTCTATGGAGTATTTATGATGCTGAGCCAGTGAGAATATCAAAGAATAGTAGTTGGATAACGTATTATGACTCAGCAATATTAAAAAAAATCTTTGATACCCTCTAATCTAATAGTTCTTTCTGTTCCCTTTGAGTTTGTATACTTCAACTCCTCTACGATCTTAGGCATTGTGTCGTAAAATTCCTTGATCTTTTCGAACATGCTCAATTCCATGTCACGTAAGAAATCTACAGCCTCTGCCTGAGTAAAATCGTCGTAGACGTTCTCCTCGTCATACACTTTATCCAGACAAGACGCAATCATTGCAAAAGCTACCTCACTTTCTATCTCTCCAGCAGGGATCTTAACTTTGCTCAGCATGCCAATGGTAGGATCCTTCAACACAACACCAAGCGTATCCGTAAGTTGGATTTGGTGTTTGTGGTTGGGATCAAATGACGGTTGAAGCGTTTCAAGATCAACGTTAAACTTGTATATCTGATCGTCTTCTTTATCACGATATCTTAGCTCAACGACATTCTGCACAGACTTTGCTCTGAGCTGGATAAACATATACTCCATGTCAGCCATCGTCATGCTTTCTACATCAAAGTCTTTTGGATCAACGATTACATTCTGTAAAAGCTGTTTAACTGACAAAAGTTGTTGGTTGTAATCCCCTTCCTTACCTACCAACAGAATCTTTTCTTCTTTTACTAAGAAAGGTCTGAATCTAACTTCTTGTTGGGATACAGGTAAGGTTATGTCAAATAAAGGGACACTGATTTTTGGTAAAGCCATAATTTATCTCCATTGTGTTAAGGTGCTCCACCGAGCGTTTTCAAAAATGTTTGTGTGTTGCTGACTACGTTAACGGCATCACCAACGCCGGTGAAATTTTTAATGGACCCCAGCAGTGCTTTTCCTGCTTGTCCTATCTTCAATAGTTGTTCGAATGCTGTCATTGCTCGTGGTTCGTTCTTAGGTGCATCTGCTTTAGATGATGTCCACGCTCTCAAAGCAAAGTTCACTTGAAGTCTAGCGATCTGATCATTGTTGTCCCATCCTAGAGCTACATCGCCTAGTAATGTAGGCCAACACTCATAACACTCTAACGTTATAATTGTATTGGAAGCAACATCTATAGTTTTGATTGTGATTGTAGTGACGTAGTTGTCTCTGTAATATATCTCACCAGGAACTGCTCCCTTCACAGAGGTGTTCTCACCTTTACTGTAGTCGAAGTTGATAATGTTCTGCATCCACGTTTGAAAGAAGTTCAGATTGATACCGTTTGAGTCTAACATAAACGATATGGTCATGTCCGGTACCATTGGTTGACTTGGTCTTCTATCAAATGTGCCAAGTCCCTGACGCTTAATGTCTACAGGTATGATACCCATTCCAGGCATGTTAACTGTTTCTGCAAAGAACACTAGATCGGATGCATCACCAGCATTTGCCCAAGCAGGGGGCGCAATCTCCACAAGAAATCTGTTGGGGCGCATTAAGCTGTTGCGCTCTTGCAGCTTGCCTATAAAGTTGTTGAGATTATACTTTGCAGATCCGCCATTGGCAGGTCGTTGCAAGCCAAGACCTTTGGCCAATCCGAATATGTCTTTTGCTATATCTAGTGCTTTAGCCATCTACCTATACCGTCTTCGTTCTATGAGACTATCTCTCCATATTCTATTTATGCCAGCTTTGCGGAACCTAGCGACAGGCAACATCATTACCGTATCCCAAGCAATAGGAGGAATGTACAAAAACTGACCAACTACATTCTGAAATCTATATCTCTTCCACGTTGGCTTGAACCCCATAAATGACCTACGCCTTCTCAAAAACTCATAATCAACTTTTGGTTGAATCTTAGTCCTTAACGTAGTGGCCATTTCTTCTCCCTCAGCTGCATTAGCTATTACGAACGGATACAAAGCGTCCATAAGCTCAGCTCTGTATAGAGGAGGAAGGTAGTGTAAATTTAATCCAGAGAAATAATCGTCTCTAACGTTCATACAAAAAAATACAGGAAAGATATCGTAGTACGGAAGCGTGTCTCTATTTTTCGGGAGGTACCTCATCATATACATTCTGCCAGGCAACAACCTTCTTGTCTTTCCCGACATC